GGCCCTGATCTCCTCATCGGAGTCCAGCGTGTTGACGTGCTCCTGAACCTCGGACACGGTGTGCTCGCCGGGGTCGTACGTCCCATCACCTTCGACGGTCGGTTCGCCCTCGGTGGTCGGTTCGCCCTCGACGCTCTGCTGCTCGACCATGCGTGGTGTCGCACCAGTCGCCACGACGTTGAAGTTGTAGGTGCCACCGGCTGGCGTCGTGCCGCCCGTGGTACCCAACGTCAGCGTGATGGTCTTGGCCCCTGTGTCGGTGAAGGTGACCGTGCCGCTCTTGACGTTGGGCTGAGCGGCAGCACCAACCCCACCAGTGAACGTCCAGTCGTAGTCGGCAACGGCGCGATCACCTGCGCCAGCGAAGTTGAACTTCATACCATTGGAGAGGTCAGCGCTGACTGTGCCACCGAGGTTGGTGACTTCGCCACCAGTGCCCGGACCACCTGCGCCACCAACGCCAAACGTGTTCGGTCCGTGGACCGCGACGATACTCATTGTGATACCTCCGTAGTGAGGCGGGAGGGGGCGAAGGTTGGGACTTCGCCCCCTCCCACGATCAGTTGGTGATGATCTTCACGACCGAGGAATCGGTGACGACTCCCCAGCCCCAGATCGAGTACCAGGCGAGAGCGTGCTCACGACCGAAGTCGAGCACGCCACCGTCACGGAGTTCGACGGGGAGCGAGATGGCATGACCGAAGGCGTTGTCCCCGAGCATGATCGCCTCGAACGTGTTGGCGTTGGTGCCGGTGTACGGCCCCCACGGCTCGCCCCATCCCGGCGTGGCCTTGCCGTACTGCGGCATGGTGTCTGCCACGACGGAAGTCTCGCTCGCAGCCGGAGCGTCGTTCGGGTTGAGGTCGATGCCGGGGAAGGCATCGGCCAACTCGTCGTAGTTGACGAGGCTGCCCATCGCCTGAGGTGCACCAGCACCACCTGCGAAGGTGCCCGCGGCGAGCGCTGCACGCTGAGCCTCATTGAGGCCGACGTTGCCACCACGCCAGTCGTAGCTGGCCGGGTTGGCTGTGGTGTGCGATCCACCCGGCAATGCCGGATAGGCGTCCACAGCGTCGAGCGCCACCGTCGAGTAGGGCGACGTGATCTGCGTCGTCTCGATGAAGACCACGTCGTTGAGACGCCCGATCTCACCCAGCATGAAGTTGCCGGGTGCGGCGTACTTGGTGACCTCGATCCACTCCGGCGTGTCGCGCAGACGACGCGACTGGTGGGGGTGGATGAAGCACACGTACGTCTCACCGAGCCGAGGGATGTTCTTGGCGGCGAGCACCTCGACGGCGTCCTTCACGGCGTGCGGCGTGAGCCAGTACTCGTTGCCTGCCGTCGCGCCAGTCACCTGGGCGATGGTCGTCGCCGGGGTCCCCGGCTCGTACACGCCGTAGCCGGTGTTGATCGCACCCGGCTTCTTGTAGCCGAACACGACGCTGGACGAGCGCCCGAGGGTGTCCCGAGCCTGGCTGTCCATGTACAACGCCATGTTGCGACCCAGGAGTCGCGAGGACGACGCCATGATGTCGTCAAAGCTGGCGTTGAGCAGAAGCTCCGACACCGCCACAGCGAACCCCTGCTCAGCGACCGTGATCGCGTACTGGTTGGCCGTGATGGCGTGCGTCTTCATGCGGACGCCTTCCATCAGTGGCCCTGCGGGCACTGGGAGGTTGTTGTAGCGCATGAAGTTGACAGAGAGTCCGGGCATCGTGCCCAGTTCCGTCTTCTTCACGGCGAACTGCTCGAAACGGAGCACCGGCATGCTCTGGAACAGAATCTCCTTCGACCAGATGGTCTGGATCGCCGGACCCATCATGGTCGAACCGGTCACAACAGCAGCGCCGTATCCGGCTCCGGTGTTGTCGAGAGCGGTGGTACCGAAGTACCCAACCGGCTCCACGTATTGCGAGTAAGCGCCTCCGGTGGCAACTCTCGTCGTACCGGTGATGCCGGAGGTAACGGGAAGCTGACCACCCAGGCCTGTGCCTGTAGCCATTGGTATCTCCTTATGGAGCGAGGGGGCCTGGTTGCCCCGGCAGATGTGTTGGTCTGCGCTATCGCATTGCAACTACCGACCGGCTGGACGCCGATTCGGATTCGTCGCTTGTAGGAGTTGTCCCCGGTACCTCTTGTAAGTCTCCATATCCATGCCCCGAATGTCGTCAGGGGTCAAGGATTCGTAGCTCGGCATTTGCTCCATTGGGCCTACTGGAGGTGCTGTTGGCGCTGCCCCCCGTTGAAAAGGAATCTGCGGTTGCGGAATGGCTGCTTGCATGTTGGCGAAAATCTGCTCGGTACGAGCCTTCATGACTTCGATGGAGGCGTCGATCGACTCAGGCGTGTCGCCCGAGATGAGATCACGTAGCTCGGGCAGGATGTACTCACTCTCCTGCTCGATGCGATCACGTCGATACTCCTGCACCTGTGCAAACAGGCGCTCCTTCTCGAAGACGGCTCGGTCGGCGTCGTAACGCTGTTCGAGCTTGGTGAACTGTGACTGCCATTCCGTTTCCTTGCGGGTCAAGAGGTCACGGACCTCCAGCTCGCCTTCTTCCTTCAGCCGTCGTGCTTCGTCGGCTTCATGTGCCAAGCGCTCACGCTCGGCTTGCTCCGTCTCTCTGTCTGACTGAATCTGGCGCAGTTGAGTCTGCACCTCGTCAAGCCGCCCATAGAGCTTGTCTTTCTCCTGCTGGCGAGCACGCTCCAGGTCCTCATCCGTCCACCGAGGAGCAGGCTGTTGACCCTGCATGATCGGCTGCTGTCCCCCGTACTGCGGGGGCGGCTGGGTGAAGTTGGGTTGTGACACCTGCTGTTGCGGTATCTGCTGTTCCACGGGTGGGACTCTCGCCGCTGGCGTAACCGTGCCAGCAATGAAGCCGCCACCTGTGTCTCCTGATGTGTTCTCCGAGTTCGACATTGATGTTGTACCTGCTCGTTGTCCGGGTTCCGTGGTGATACTTATAGCACGATCTCAGTGGATAGAGCGCTATGCACCTGGCATAGGCAGGTATCCACGGTCACTGCGGCGACTCGTTGAAGTCGCTCATCTCGGGTGGTTTGATGCCGTAGGCCATGTACTGCAACTCCTGCGCCATCTGCGGATCGACGGCTCCCAGCATCGGTTGAGCGTTGCCTTCTGCGTCCTCGGTCATCATCGGCTGACCATCGGGTGACATACCGGTCGCCATCATCGTGAAGGCTGCGATCTGACCCTGGATCAACTGCAGAGCACCCTGCTGCTTGGTGTCCTCCAACACCTCTTGGAAGATTTCGGCCAGCTTCTGGTCGGGGAAGGCGTAGCCGAGGTCACGCAGTGCGCCCTTGCGGGACTCCAGGTTCATTGCCATCAGCGCCTGAATCTCGTTGATCTTGATGAGACGGTCCATCGGCATCGGCATCGGCCAATCGCAGTAGGACCGGTAGCTCACCGGGTTGGACGGATCGAGTTGCGGATACTGGTCGGGCCGAAGCTCGGTGGCCGACAGCATCGGGTTGTAGTACGTCAACTCGGGGGCGAACAGGAAGGCGTGCCGGATCACCAGTTCGTTGATGTGCTGGAACAGCGGCGTGTACTGGATGATCTTGCGCTGGTGCTTCATCATCAGCGGCTGGTACTGAACTGTGAGCGCCACGCCCGATGTGTTACTGATCGGCTGCATCGTGCCCAGCGCCTGCGCCGGAACTCCAGTGAGTTCGTGCATGGCCTGCTTGAGCAACTCCATGTATCCCAGAGGTCCGGTGAAGTTCGTCTCCAACTCAAGATTCTGAATCTTCGCATCTTTGTTGTTGATCGCCCAGACCTTGCGCGGACCCTTCTCTAGGTTGGAGGCCTTCGCACCAGTAATGACAGTGACAGGGGCAACGTGGTAGTTGATGATGTCACTGATCTCGGTTGCTTTTTCGTTGTATTCACGATTGAGAGAGATGAGGTCGTTGATGTCGGCAAGCCCCCAGGGCGACGAGGCGACGGGGATGTTCTGCGTGAACGCAACAGGGATAAGACCAAGTGGGTTGGGACGAGCGTCGATGAGTTCGTCATTGATGTACTCCTCGATCGTCTCCTCGGTCATGAGTTCGACGTACGTCATCACCTGACGCGTGCCGTCCATCGCCGTGCCCCAGAACTTGTACTTCAGTTTGAAGCGGATCAGGCGGCTGCGATCGTGCGGATGGAACTCGGGGAAGCAGAACGCCGGGTTGAGCGGCAGGATGCGAATCTTGCCTGGGACGGGGACGCCAGCGGGATCAACGAACGGCTCCTCGTACGCCACCTTCACGAACACGTCGCCAGAGACAGAGCCAAGCTGGCCGATCTCCATCAGCACCGTGGGCTTGTCGTTGTGGACCTCCCACACCTCCTTGAGTGCATACGGCACTATGGCACTGGTCGCCTCGGGAGCGTGGAAGTTGACGCCCTTGCCGAAGGTGAAGTTGGTGAGATAGTCACTGAACGCCTTGATCCAGTTGAAGGTGAGTTGCGGCTCACCGATCTCACGCTTGTAGGCCCAGTGATAGCCGAGGTACCACGCCCAGTTGGAGGCGTAGCGGTTGAGGCGAGGGCCATGGACCTCGAACTCCTCGTCGGCCAGTTCCACCAGGCCCAGGGGGCTGATAGCGATTGTGAGATCGCTCGCCGCCGCTCGATAGCTGGGTGGGTAGAAGGTGGTGGTCATGTCGAGTTGAAGTTCACCACGTTAGAGAGCTTCTGCCCTGCGTTACGCACACCGATCGGGATCGTACCTGCAGCGCCGCTGTCGGGTGTGGTATTGAAGCTGGTGCAACGCACCTGAGTGGCGCTGTCGAAGACGGTAGCGATCGGGCTGTAGTTGGCGTAGATCGCACAGCCATCAACGAAACCGGTGCCCGTCACGGTCAACGTGATCGAACTGCCTCGGATGAATGTGGTCGGGGCGACTGTGTTCACGACGGCGGTGGCTGCTGCTCCACCCGTTGTGTCACTGGCCTGCCCCGACCGCCATCCGTGCCCCACGAAGCTCATTCGGCATCCTCACGCGCTTGCAGCCAACCCACATCTTGGCCGAGCGCCGGAGTGTTCGTGCGCCAGTCGTTGTAGTCGTTGATCGCAGCCCGCTTCTCACTGATGTCGGAGAAGGCGTCAACCGGAGTGGCTGAGTGCTCTCGGGCATCGGTGTGCACGACCGGCACCCACTTGTCCTTGCCCGACATGCGCTCGATCGTCTCCGCTGCCGCTGTGCGGTGATGCCCCTGGCCCATCAGCAGCGACTGGTTCATGCCGTGCACCAGTTGCACCGGATTGATCACGCCCTCACGCTCGACCGACTCAAAGACTCCA